GTAGGTGAAACCTTTGTTCGTCCCCAGGATCACGCGGCATGCCCTGGCAATCTCCCTTCGGCTTGCGCCAAGTGCTTCTAACCAGTCGCCCACCTCCTCGACATCGTCTTCCCCAATGTCGTAGGCGAACACAAACGCCCACTTCTTTACTATGTCTATGTAGTGCTTCTTCATAGCACTTCGTCCCAGGGGATAGCCACACCCTTCCTCGCACAGTCAGCAAGAAAGCGGTTGAAGGCGATACCATCATAGCCATCTTCGTCGTCTAGCACGTCTTTGATATAGAGCGCCACATGCATCTCGTCGGTGATGCTGCTGCCATAATAATCTGCCTTGCACATGTTGGCTACATACACGGCATCATATAGCGCGTCATTCTCAATCTTCACACCGGCATTCTTCAGCAGGCTGTCCACTTCCTGTTTGCCCCAAGCATTTAGCCTCGACACCTTGCCGCTCTCGTCCTTCTTCCACATCTTGTTGCATGCCCAGTCGCACAACGCCTTGCTGAAATGTGGTCCGTTATAGCGCAGGTAGTTCACCATAGCCTCAGGCTTAATGTCATATTGTGTCAAATCCATCTTCTCCATAGTCTTGCTGTTTTTAAAAAAGGGTGAGGTTTGGCCTCACCCTAATTGTGAATTATGCATTATGAATTGTGCATTGATTAGTATCCATAACGGCCTCCGTCACGATAGCGGCCACCACGGCGATAGTACATGTCGTCACGGTACATGCCACGCTCGTTCATGGTGTTCTCGCCACCCTCAATCTCCTCCATCATGTCGCACACCTCACACAGGGCCTTCTTGGCCTTGTTGAGCTTGGTCATTAACTCGGTGCGCTCTTGCTCGTCGCGGAATTCAAGTATGTAACTCATAGTCTTTATTTCTTGTTTAGGAGTTTCGTGATCTGCGACAGGCTAGCCTCTATACCGTCAAGGCGTCCGCTCAGGTTCTTGATCTCGGCATCACGCTCGGCTTCCTTGGCAAAGTTGGGGTTGAGCACCTTGAACATTCCTTCGCACGCGGCGATGGTGGCTTTGTTCTTGTCCACGCTGTCGAGCACCTCTTGCGCTCTCTGCTTCATGGCGTCAACCTCGCTGAGCATGGCTTCCCTGGAGTCGGCCACTATCATGTTGCCGTAGTCATGCACTCCCTGGTCAGTAGGCAAGTGAGCGAAGTCACCCTCTTGCTCTCCCACCTTGGCACGCACGCTAAGCTCCATCTTGGGTTGCATGCCCATTGTCAGCCCTGCCGTCTGGGTGTTGTACACTGCCATGGGGCTGCCCACATTTACCACTGTGCCGGTCTTCAAAGCTGGCACGTCCGTCTTGTCCAGGATATAGATTGTGTTGCCTGGTCTCAGATTTTGAAACATAGTTATTTGATTTTAATTTATTTTACGCTGTTGTTCTCGATGTCAGTTGCAGCACACCGTTGAAGCGGTCATTGAAGACCGCGAACACACCACCGCCGATAAGGTCGGCCACGGTGGCCTGCGTGCCGTCATACAATGTCAGGTTCCTCGTTGTACCGTTGAGGGTCAATGTCACTGGCAATGTGGTAGTGGTGTCCGCGGGAATCGCAGTGGCAAGACGGATTGTCATATAGCCCACTGGAGCGATGCGACGGAAACCAAGTGCCAGGTCCACTGCATCGGTGCCAACTGTGACATTGCTAACGCTCAGGTAAGGTATACCTCCTGCGTTGGTAGTGATATTAAAGCATCCCATGTCCTGTCCTCCTTATGCTTTAATTAGAATACGATACCGCCACCGAAGCCGTTGCCGCCGTAGTAGTTGTAGCCGCTGTTTCCATAGAAGCCTCCATTGACGTAGGGGGTGGCGTTCACGGCTACAAGATTAGGATATTCCACATTGACGGTGTTGGGCAGCTTGCACTTGATGTCGTCAACCTCCTTGTTCAGGGCGGCGAGCTGTGCGTTAAGCGGAGCCATTGACTGGCCTACCACACCAGCGATGTACTGGTTCTGGTTGAGCTGCGAAATCTCACCGCTGAGCTGGGTGTTCTTCTCACGCGCTGCTTCGAGCTTGTCCTGCAATGCCCTTGTCTCCATCGAAGCGAGCTTGTCGAGGATGCTCTGGTTGTTGCGGTTCATGGTGTCGGTGAGAGCATAGGTCTGCTGGCATGTGCCGAGCTGGTCGGCTGCTGCCTTGTCGGCGATAGCACGCTGCACGTCACTAAAGCCGTTGTTCACGGTCGACTGCATGTTGCAGCAGCACTGGCAAAGCTGACTTGCAAGGCTTGCATTTCCACTCTGGATAGAGTTTACAATCTGCATAGCATTCAACCCTTGGTTGTTGGCCACTTGATTCAATGCCGATGAGATTGTCTGGATGCTTGCGTTAACCAAGTTGAAGTCCTGTCCGAGCATAGTGCTCAAAGTTGAGATCGCCTGACGGCTCTGCTCGCCCTGCGAGGTGATGGCTTGCATCAGCAGGTCACGGCCGTTGTCGTTGTTGATCTGGTTAGAGAGGAAACCTGCACCATTGTTGCCGCCGCCGAAGCCACCGAAGCCGCCCCAGCCGCCGTTACCAAACATCAAGCCCAACAAGAACCCTAAGATGCCGCCGCCCCAGCCGCTGTTACCGCCGAATAGACCGCCGCCATTATTCCCGTTATCGGGGAATGAAAATACTTTTGTATCTGCCATTGTTGTAGTAGATTTAAGAGTTAATAAAAGATTTTACTTGTCACCTTTTATCGCGATTTAAGGTACCACAAAATTACATTCCTAAAACCTCTATGGCAAACATTCTCCTTCTATTCACAGGTCAGCTTTTGACCCGCCGTGAAAGCCTCCTTATCACCCTTTTAATCGAACTCTCACTCGTTCCATACTTCTCAGCAAGGATAGTCCTCACATATTCCTTCTTGTGTCCCTCCCTCACCATTTCAACGTATTCGTCATACATCTGAACGTGCCTGTAATCACTTATGCGCAGACCAATTTCTGACATGCTTTTTAGAATTTTGTCACAAATTCTCAACAACTCGATTGCCGTCATAAAAATTTTTACTATCTTTGCATACCACAAAAAGATATGCGATTATACAATAATCTCCCACTTGGAAGGTTAAGGATATTACGTCCCCTACGCTTCCAGATGGGAGAATCTTTTTGTGGTAATTAAGATTTATTTTAGTAGGGGACTTTTAAATCCCCTTTGTGGGTAGAGGCGACAGAGGTCGCCTCTTTTTATTTGTCGTTCCCTAACCCAAAGTTCCCAGTGCCAGCATTCCCAAACAACTGACCACTCACTTTGTCATACATATAGCCAACTTGCCCCACTCTCACAGGGATGAAGTCTGCTACAAGATCCTCACCACTCCATATTTTTGCCGCATATATCTTGCCGCTAAACTTGTTGAAAGAGCTTCCAGCGAAGAATAAATACATATTTGTACTTGTTTGGAAAGAAGCTGTTTGATTCCATGAAACCGAACTTTCGCCGACTGTCAACCCACTTTTGCTGATGGTGACTTCATACTCAGTACCAACCGAAAACGAGAAACTTGTAGTCGATTGTGAACCGAACCTTTGAGTCTTCTTGTTGCCAAAAAACACGGAGAGATTATCGCCTGTGCCTCCTCTTGAGCCGAAAAGCCCATCAGTACCAACTACCATTGTTCCTTTAAATTTTATATAAAAGACTGTGTTGAGGTTGCCCTTCAGCAACGTGTCAATGTATTGCGTGCCAGTTCCCTCGAGATATTCAATCTCTGCATCATAAGGCAGTTTGCCGCCCTCACCGAACATCGTCGCACGTCTTCCTAATAATGAAAAAATGTTGCTCATATCTTTCTTGTTATAATATTAGTCATTATTCTTCTTGCCATTCAGAGCCGTCATAAACGATAGATTTGCAAGTGTCTGTCTCAAACATTCTCCTGCCTTTAAAGAGGAAAGTTTCTGGCCTTGTCAACGAAGTGCATGTGCCTCTTTTTGTGAATTTAATTGATAGACTCCCCCCAGGTGTGACAAGAATTGTTGAAGTCAAAAACCTTGCAGTGCCGCAATCACCTTGATTATATGCCAGAGTGGTGTCACAGGTGCCAGACTTGTTGCATAACTTGTAGTATGTGTCGTCCAGCTTAATAACCTCTCCGTATTCCACGTCCAAGTCATCATTCTCCACCATGTCTGAAAATTCCCTAACATCTTCCAACCAAGAACAAGAAAGTATGGCTCCACTTGTAACTATTCCTTCATCACCGTATGTGGCTGATTTAAACGTGTCACCGACAAGGAACACTTCGCTTGTTTCCGTCCTTGTGGTGTTCAGCCCGCCTGTGAATACTGTGGCCGAACCAAAATACAAGTAGAAGTCGTCACTAACCTTGTTGTTGTAAATATGCAGATTTTCAGGATAATCTAGGCTTGCATAACCAAACTCATAATGCGCTGCACCTACGGGGATTCTTCCATATTTAGTTGGTTTCCCCTCTCTGCCGAAGCCATAGTACACCTTTCCATAATCAAGGGTGAAAACGTTGTCGTGGAACCTTGAATTTTTACAGTCAGTTATATTTCTGACAAGTAACCCTTGCCCATTTCCCCATTTATAAGAGTTATCAGAATTAGGGAGGTTGACCGCATAATTCTTGTTGTCGTGTATATCACAATCGATGAGTTTATTGAACATCCATCTCCCACACTGATATGTCGTGTTGTTATGGATATTGCAGTTGGTAAGTATCTTTGACTCATTACGGAACGGGGCACCACAACTTATCAGGAGATTATTGTATGCTTCTACATTATCACAATCGGATGCTTCGGTGGCGACATCACCAATCCTAACACCCACCGTGAAATTTTTGATGGTATTATTGTAGATGCTCATGCGGCTCTTCTGCCAATGCCTCTCCGCAAAAGTTCCATTACCCTCTGACGTGTCTTTATGCCAAACAACATTAATGCCAGCACTGCCATAATCAAAGAAATTATCATGCGCCGAACACATAAGGCATCTCTCAAGTCGAAGCCCATTATAACAGTTTTCAAAGACGTTGTTCTTAAACTCATAATTCTTGACGTAGCGCATGGAAGTATCATCATAATTAGGTGGCTCTATGTCAATAGCTGAATATGTTGAGGTTCCCCTTACCCTGCCATTGCCACAGAAATAACACCCGTCAATAACTACATTGTCGCCACGCTCACTCACATAACCCGTCCTGCGGGCATAAAGCATGTTTACGTTTTTATAGGTGTGGTAACCTTGAAGCGAATTACTGCTAGGGGAAACGGAGGTGCGCCCATGTCTCCAATTATGGTCATATATGCAGTCTCCCCACGCATAGGCGAAAGTCAGGGACTCTACAGTCAAATTCTTTGTATTGCTTACAGCAAGAAGCATCCCAGCCTCTCCTGTATTGCCTGAACGGAACTTATGTTCAAGAAGGTCTCCATGAATGCCGCCATCCCCTGTTATACGAACATCCTTGCACCCTATTATGTTGAGGATATAGTAGTTTGTGAGATTGTTTTGAATCACTTTAAGCCATCCTTCCAACACAAGTTCACTGCTGTTTTGCCCATCATACAAAAGGCATACTGGGTCACCATAACCCAAGTTGGTGTAGGTATCTGCTTTCACCATATATATGCCATCCTCAACGACTGTCTTTTTCGCCCTGATGTCAAACAAGCTCTGCAAAGCCGCAGTATCATTATACTGAGCATACTCTGTTGCATCAAGGCTCCCTGGGATTCTTTCGCTGGCCGCAATATAATCTATGGAGCTGTCTGCATTGTAGCCTTCTATCTTGAATGTTGCATACGCCGTGGCTGTAACTGATATGCTCCCCTCTACGACCTCACCACCTACAAGTGTGCTTGTAACATAATAAGTTCCATTTACATCTGTGAGGTCTGCCAAAGCATAGTAGTTGCTATCACTCCCTTTGTAAAGAGTTGTTCCGTTCTCAGTCACGCTCTTAATCTTGTAACCCTTCTTGTGCATCTTGAACCAAGAGCTGTAAGCCTCGGCAACGTCCCATGTGCCTTGAATGGTAATGTTGTCGAAAATCATCACACCCTTCTTCGCCTGTATGCGAGTGTTGTTACCAATGAGCGTGCCGTTCTTGATGCTGCCCCCCATAAAAACAAGGCTTGCATTCGCTGGCAATGTGACAGTTGCGCCGTCGAGGTCATAGTCATACTGGATGAAGTACTCAGTGTTGGCTGTGCCTATCATCGCCGCTGTCAACACATTCACGCCCTCAACCATGTCCTTCTTCAGCGTGGTTCTGCCAAGGCCGTTATAGATGCTTGGCGCATAGGCCTTGTCGTTCCAGTCGAGAGTCACAAGCTGGGTAGACTTGTACTTGCCATCGAGGGTGTCACCACCTTCGCCGACATAGATGTACAGCGCATTCTCATAAAGATAAGCCTGTCTCTTTTGCTCCAGGGTTGGCGACAATGGCAGGTCATCAAGCGAGTCAATAGGCCAAAAGCCTTGGATGCCTTGAACATTGATTGCCCCAATATTGTCAATAAGGGTCTTCAACGCTTTACCCTGTTTGGCCGACAATGCCTTTGTTGGTGACGATGTTGTTAAGTTGTCAACGACGGTAGGAATCTTCTCGTTAAGGACTTTGCCCTGTTTGGCCGAGAGCGCCGATGTTGCCGACGTTGATGTAAGGCTGTCGACAACGAGTGGGATCTTCTCATTAAGAATCTTACCTTGGCGAGCACTCAATGTTTTGGTGCCGCTGTTTGTCACCAAGTCGTCGGCAATCTCTGGGATGTCATTTAACTTTGCATACTCGGTCAAGTCCACCTCGCCAGAGCCTCCAGTCTCGCCGCTGTCGGTCCATTCGCCCTCAGTGACGCAGTGGTATATCTCGCCAGGGATAGTGTCGCCCACTATAGCCCACCAACCAACTTTAGGTGTTGGCCACTTCTCTTCGAGAGCTTCCTCACTTGGGAAGAAACCCACACATGGGTTGTTGATCCCCTTGGCTCTTATTGTGCCAGCCACAGTAAGGTTGTTGTGGATATTCACGTCACCATAAAAGGTGTCGACATTTCTTGCTGGTGTAGGCCCGAAGTTGGGATCGGCAACCCACATGCGGTCGTACTTGTCCCAACGGTATTTCACACCGTCGATGGTGCAGTAGTCGCCCTCCTGGCCACCTTCGGGATAAGCAGCCCACAGTGCATTAATACTGGCAAAACTGCCCAAATCATTTATCTCAATATAACTCGCCATAAATATATCTCACTAATCTCTAATCATTAATCTTTAATCACTCGCTGAGTTTATATCAGCGAGTTCCCTCGCTGTCGCAAGCATTGCAGCTGCCGCGTCACCATTGCCAAGGCTCAAAGCTGCCAAATAGGCAGAGTAGTAAACCACAGCACGCTTCAGCTTCTCACACAACTCAATCTTGCCGTTCTTGATCCTGGGGATAGGAATATAACGAGCTTTCTTTATAAAGGCATTCTCGCCGCTGTAGCAGCTGAAGAACTCCAACACAAGACCAATAGGCTGCGATGTAATCGCTACCACTGGCTTCTGTGGGTTGCCACGCACACCTGCAAAGCGGCTGCGCTGCATCTGGTATTGCGGACTGTCCTCGGTGATGGCAAGAGCGACAGCATAGTCCCAATCGCTCATCTGGAAGCACACCAAGCGCATGAAGTCGTCAGGCAGATGGATGTAGCCGGCGCCATAACCAGGCTGGCCGTCCCAACCTATGCTCTCACCAAAGGCTTTGCCCGAGTCAAGAAGACTCGCCGAAGCCGAGTTCTCGACAATCCTGGCGGCATCCGCAACCTTGCTCTCTATGATCTCATCAAGTGTCAGCGTGTCCACGTCACCAAGCGACGCGAGTGCCGCACTGCTCACGTTCTCGTCAAGCGCAACCTTCGCCTCCTGTACTATATCACTTACGTTATATTCCATGTCATTCTATCTATTATCCGTCAACTACTGGCTCGGCTGGGGCGCTAGGCGATTCGGGCGCATCCCATACCATAAAAGCAGCTCTGCCGTCCTGGATTGAAATCTCACAGGTCTGTCCTTCCTCAATCGCAAAATCTCCATTCAGCACTACACCTTCAGGGAGATAAGTCGAAGTGGATGCGTCGAAACTCGAACTTGCTGTGAAGCTGTAGGCATAGATGTTCAATACACCTTCTTCAGCCTCACCTAATGTCAAGTCAAGGCTATCAACCTCACCAAACTTATAAAAGGTGTTAGGCGCAAGTTCCTGCTCTGGCTCCGCTCCCTCTACCTCAACAACAGGAATTTGTGCGCTGCCACTGCCTCCTTCTGGATCGTCACTGGTGTTTATATAATGCACCTTTCCGTCCCTGCCGCGATAGCGAAGCACGCTGGCTCCTTTTGAATTGTACAACTCGCCAATGGTTCGCCAGAAGCGAGAAAAAAATGATGTAACCATATCTCGATTCTTTTATGAATTACTCAAAACTAAACTCAATACCATTAGCCGCTGCCGCGTCCTCAATCTGCTTCTTGCTTCTGAGCTTCGTGCGGCTGATGCCGAAGTTGTCGGCAAGGTAGGCCTTCGCATCATCAAGGCTCGCCATCTTCATCACCTTGACCTTGGGCTCCTCAACAGCAGCTGCTTCCTCAACAACAGGTTCCTCTTCTTTATAATTGACATCAATCTTGAAGAGCTTGCCAAAGCGGCTGTGACGCTCAAGAGCTTTTTGGATGTCCTCGTTGTTGGTGACGTACACACTGCCGCCACCAGTCACAGGGGTAAACGACACATGCATGCCCTTGCCGCTTGGCAGCACCACGTTAATTGCCACATGGCTGTATGCTATATATTTCTTTGTCATAACTTTCTTGTCTTGTTTGTTGTGTTGTCAACGCAACTCATTACTCATTACTCAAAACTAAGAAAGGACGGGCGCTATGCCCGCCCTCTCGGTATTATTGTTTATGAACAGAGATTAATCTCCATCAGGCTCTTGTGCAAGACGCAGACGAGCGTGAGCCTTAGCATAACGCAGATACAGGCAGCTTACCTCCTGGAGAACTACAGCGTCGGTGTTGCGAACACCAGCCTTCTTCAGGTCAAGCACGTTGCGAGTCCAACTAACGTGAGTCTTCTTGCTCAAGTACTCGGGATCGAGTGCGAAGCCGCAGTCGCTCATGCCGTTGGCATCAAAGAGCTCATGGTGGATAGTAAGAACCTCGCCAAAGTCGGTGTCCCAACTCTTGAACTTGAGGTTCCAAACCTCTACAGTGTCCTTCAGACGGAACTTGTCAGATTTAATCTTGCTGAATGCAGAGAGCATGTCGCTACCGCAGAACAAAATCTTGCGCTTGTTGCCGATGCCGGTGCCCACAAAGAGGTCTTTGGTGATGTCAACAAGGTTCTCGTCGCTGATAACAGCACAGCCCTTGTCGCTGTCCCATTCGCCAACCTCGATGTCCTTGCCAGCCATGTACCAGATACCGCCAGTGAACCATGTAGCCATGCCGTCCTTGGTAACATGATGGTGAACGTGCTTGTCACCGAAGAGATAAGTGTTCTCTTGAGCCAATCTCATGTCGTAGATACCATCTTCCTCAAGGTCGCTGAAGTTCCAGTCAACTTCCTTGGCAGCAATTTTGTCAAAGGTGCTCTGCTCAATTTGGATCATGAAGTTCTGGCAGTATTGGGTTTGTGCAGATGGAATGTTGTTGAAGCGACCCGTTTGCACGTCCAATTCGCCACAGGCCTTACCCATGCGGACCAAGGTAGTGCCACTTGGAATAGCAGGAACCCAAATACTTTGGGTGGTGTTGGTCTTCAAGTTACCGTTAACGGCATAAACAATGGGCTTGCCTGTCGAAACGTCACGACCGCACACACAAAGTACCAAGTCGGGGATGCTCTCGGTGTTAGTGATATAAGAGGCATAAGCCACGCCCTTGTCATCATAAACACCCTTAACGCCTACCACGCGGATGGTGTCGTCCAATGTGAACATGTTGGTGTCGGCAACAGGCAGTACGATGCTGTCGTTAGCAGCTTGGGCAGTAACGGCGCTGCTGGTTGTAGTCTTGATAGGACGAGTGCCTACGCTGTAGTACTTAACCTCAAACGAGTCAGCGGGCTGAGCCTTGGCATAACGCGAAATCTGGTCGATAGGAGTAGCCATTGGACGAATCTTGGTGATTCGCTTGTCAATGTCCTTTGTGTAGAGATCGGGCTCTGCGGCACGACCTGCGGTCTCGGTAGAAATGCCATCAGGGCCTCTATGGCCGCTAGGGGTTTGGCGGCTGCCGTCGGCCTCACCACTGGCGTTGAGCGAAACAACATCGCCTGCATCACCACCAACAGTCTTACCAGCATCTGGCAAGTTGGTGGCAGCTGCCATCATCACACCTGAATGAGCACCAATGAGGACGCTCACCAGGGTCAGCACGAAGCTGAACATAAACTTAAAATACTTCTTCATCTTAAAAAACAATTAAATTATTACCTAAATTATGAATATTATAATCCTACATCGTTCTTGCGCTTGGTGCGGTCAATTCGCATTATGCGGTTGCGGTCAGCGTTTGACTCGCGCTCTATGCGCATTCTTTCTCTCGCGATAGCCTCTTGCATGCGCTGTTCGCGACGCTCCTCGGCATTGCGATAACCACCACGCTGCCATATGTTCTGGTAATCATCACCATAGCGCTCTAAAGCCCCACGTTGTCTTTGCAGTTCTGCACGACGGCGCATGATCTCCTCTCGGCTCATTGGAGCCTCTTCCATTCGGTCGGCAAGGCGCTCAGTCATGGGGTGCTCAAGGGGTTCAAGAGGTCGATTCTCAACCTCTGCTCTCCAACGCGCACGCTCCTCGGGAGTGGCTTCCTCGGCGGGTGCGGCACCATTGTCGTTTACAGGGGCAGGAGCAGTTACAGTCACCTCACGAAGTGTCTTGCTCACTGGAGTCGAGTTGCCTGTAACATGTTCCCAAGTCTCGCTCTCGCCAGTCTGCGGGTTGGTTGCAGTACTGCGCATTGCTAGTCTTCTTTCTTCAGCCATAACTCAAAACTCAAAACTCATTACTGATTACTGTACTTAACTCGTTTCTCGCCACCTCTTGTCCAGATGTCGTCGCCGTTGGCAAAGTTGTCTAGGGCTCCAAGGCTTGGCTGTGGCTCACGGTTGCCCGAACTTCCGTTGCGTCCGTTCAATGCAGCTGTGCCGTCACCTGATTTGCGGGAGCGAAGGCGCTCATCAATCTTGGCGTTACGGCCGCGAACCTCGCCTTCCAGGTTCGCTTCCTCTACTGCTCCGTCATAGTTGAGAGCCTTCAGCGCAAGGTCCATGCTCGACTCGCTGAACTTGCCCACCACTGCATCGGTGGCAATCGAAACGAGCGTCGCCATCACCTCGTCAACCTGGTCATCACTCAGGCCGTTCTTCTGCTGGAACTCATCCAGGGCGGCCTTGGTGTCAACCAGGTTCTGCTTATACTGCTCCTCGAGTTCTTTCTCTTTAGCAACGCGCTCAACATATTCCTTGTTGGCCTCGGCAAACTTGTCCTGCCACTCGGGGTCTTCGAGTCGGTCCTTGATGTCGGGACCGAACATTCTGATGAGCTCCACCGCAGGATCACCACCCTCACGCCAGTTGTTGAGGAAGTAGGCGCTGCGGGGATCGGCCGAGAACATGTCGGCAAACTTCTGCTCGCGCTCCTTGTAACCACTCAACTGACTGTCGTAATCATCGTAATCATCGGAAATACGACCGAACATCACCTCATCATCAGTGAAGTCCATGTCGGGATATTTCGACGAAAGGCGCTCGCTCATGCTTTCGCGCTTTGACTTAACTAGTTGATTATCATCTTTTGCCATAATACTTTTTGTACTTTAATTATTTTATGTCACAAAAATAACCACCTCTCACACCCCCACATCTTTATCTTTTAACACACATTCATTAATTTTGTACAAACCATAACCCAATGAAACCCACAGGCTCCCACTTTGAATACGAAGCACAGCGCGACGACAACCTCATGCAATGTTACCATGAGTTGCTTAGCAGCGCCGAGTTCGTACGCATGCCCGAGATCTACCGGCAGGTGGTCGACATGCCGGCACAACGGTTCTGGGTGAGTGAAGAGAGGGCTGCCATCGTGATATCATCTATGATGAGAGGCGACAAGCTCGAGAATATGCGCCCTCTCAAAAGGGAGATGTACAACGAAATCTATCGTCGGGCCATGGCGCTCCGTGAGGAAGATCCCACGCTGCCCATATCGCAGCTGGTGGCGCAGGTGGTCGAGCAACCTGCACCCAAGTTCTACCTCACTCCAGGCTCGGCAAAAGTGTTAATCTGTAAAATCCGTAAAGAATGGTATTATCAGCGCACCAAACGAAGACTGCGACATTGCTTCTGAGTCTCGCATTATTTATATTGTCGTTTTTCGATGCACCACAGCAATGCATGCTGCAACCTGGTTGTGGCATCACAGGACGGCTGTGCTACCACTTCTTCCATGCCAATGTGTTCCACGCCATCTGCAATATATGGTGTCTCTTGGCATTGGCATTCTATTATGATATAGAAGATTGGGAACTGCTGCTAGCATTCATCATAGCTGCCACCGTGCCTGCATTCGAGGCTCCTGCCATTGGCTTCTCGGGAGTCTGTTTCGCACTCATGGGCATTGTATACCACAAGGTGGCACGCAAGCGCTATTACCTTTCCTGGATCATCCCCATAGTGGCCGTAGGCTTCATCATCCCAGGCATGGCTGCCATGCTGCACTTCTATTGCTTCATTATCGGCATCACTGCCGCACTCGTTTATTCTCTTTTTAAGCATGAAGGAAATCGATAAGATATTGAAGGAGAACGAGGCGCGCATAGCTCGCATCAACACCAAGTTCAACCCCATCACTGGTGAGGGTTCCACTGGCGAGCGCTTCCTGCTGACTATCGATGACTTCCCCATACGCAACCAATGGCTGCCCATCGCCATGCGCGACATCCCTCTTGTGAAGCAATTGAAGGAGTGCGGCACCGTCCGTCAGTTCCTTATCGAGCTCACAGGGCAGGCCACATACACCGACAGGCAGAAGGTCATCGAGCAGTTCACGCGCGTACGCTTCCGTCACGACTTCGCATTCTGGGCTGCCGCCTATGTCAAGATTCAGTCGAAGATTCCTGGCGAGGGTGAGATTCTTTTCAGGCTTACACGTCCACAACGCAAGTTCGTTGAGGCTCTAGAGGAGAAGCGCACTAACAACCAACCCATCCGTTTCGTGCTCCTAAAGGCCCGACAATGGGGTGGCTCCACCACGTCACAACTCTATATGATGTGGCTCCAGGTAGTCCACAAGGTGGGCCTCAATAGCGTCATTGTTTCACAAACCAAGAAGACTTCCTTCGCCATCAAGGCGA